AAACAGATAAGTTTTTGCCGTAAATGATAAGGTATAAATTAGAGCTCTTCTTGTTGAAAAATCTCCCTCATAATCATCTTGAAAAGATATGTTTTCTAAAACCATTGGAATATCCCTCTTTTCGCCAATTGAATCTACTAGATCAATCGTCAAAGTAAATCCTGGTTGAAAATAGGGTAATATTTGCTCAACAATCTGCAAAGCATCATCATTTAATTTAGTTAAAATATTTAATTCAAAACCAATATTATATGGAACTGGCATGAAAACTTTTTTAATGTTTCCACCATCATCACATGTTTTAAAAGTTTGAGTTATGCTTGATTTTCTAGTTGGATCATATTGAATAGAAGTCATCTCAAATGACATTCTTGGAAGTGATATTTGAGTCGCCTTGTTTAATTCTGGTTGTTGTTGAATTCTTGCAAGAAACTTTTGTCTTGGTCCATATGCAATAGGAACACGCATATCACTCACGTTGTTACCACTCTGATCAGTGTGGCGAATATGAACCTGATTAAACAGTGTGCCGAAAGAAATTATAGTCTTTCTTATGATTTCGTGATAATAATATGTCCCTAACATTAGTAAGTACCAAATGGATTAGACTCTGAAAAATCAACAATGAGATCTGCTTCTTCTTCAATTTCGTCATTTTGACTATATTTATCATAGGTATCCATTCGCTCATAACCTTGTATGGTATACAAAGCCCCAGATTCAGTTCCAATAAGAGTTTCTCCGGGTATGAATGCCAATTGAGTCGCACCTATACCAACGTTGGAAATTTTAAGAATATTCGTATCCTTATCCCAACTCTTAACTCTTGCACGTATTTCCGATCTAGAACCTCTTACGATTTCATTGAATAGATATGTCCCTATTCCAGTTAAAGTCTCTGGGTTTGCAATAGTAACTGTTGGGATACCGACATATCCATAACCAGGGTCTGCAATATATATTGCTCTTACTCCAATATCAGATCCAACAAATCCAATAGAGGAAATTCCAACTGCAGTTGTTCCTGCTCCACTGATACCACCAGTTAAAGTTACGACAGGAGCAGTTCCATATCCAACACCAGAATCACTAACAAGAAAGCGAACAACACCAGACACACTTGTCTCAATAGAACATGTTGCTGCTGCACCAGACCCACCACCACCAGAAATAGTTATAATTGGTGGAGTTGTGTATCCGATACCTGCATTTGTTAGTAATATTCTTTCAACGGAATAGACACCGCCTTTATTTGTGGTTATTGCTACTGCTGTCGCATTATAGAAGGGGTTTTCTGATGATGTTGGAGATGTTGAAATTGAAACTACTGGTGTTGATCTATATCCATATCCATCATTATTTAAAAATATTTCCCTAATATACCCTGTTCCAAGAGATGCTGTGGCAGATGCTGTTCTACCAACTCCAATTAATTTTAGTGTTGTAATATAACCTTCTTCTTGAACCTGAGTATCTATCTCCTCAATAGAGGTATCGATAATTTCATCCTCATATTCAAACAATTCACACTTAAGTTCGTAAACATAATTTTTACCTAACTGATAGAAAGGATTTTCATGCTCAACAAACTTTACTTCAAATAATCTTTGTCCAAGAGGAAAGTAAATTAAATCCCCTTCTCTTGGTCTGGTTGATAAAACAATCTCACCTTCACCGGTGCCTGCATCTAGTGCTCCTAAAAATGGAGCAATAAAATCTTCAAATCTTTCTTTTGATATTGTAATCGATAATTCATCCCTCAAACTCATCCCAAATTTAGTTAAAATATCACCAGCACCAGAATATCCATCATAGGTGTTTACATATGCTTCAATTGCAAAATTGTCGTCAAACCTGGAAGTTTGAACTTCTTCAATTATAGTTTTCTTGTTAACAAATTTTCTAGGAATATAAACAACTTCAACACCATACATTCTCAGGTGCTCGTTTACCAAGTCCTGAATCAGCCGCTGTTCGGAAGAAGTTCCTTTTAAAAAAAATGGATTAAGTGCCATTATCCAATAAAGTCGTATGGTGGAAGTTCATAATCCATTGCCATTCTCTTAGTTATTTCATCAAGTTCTCTTTGAGCATCTTCATATAATTCTCTACCATTAAATTCAATTCCGCCAGGCAATTTAACCCCTCTAAATTTAATTAGGTTTTGACCCCATTGCCTCTTAATTAATGATGTTAAATATCTTTTCAGGAAACTATCATTATAAACATTAGTAAATGTGGAAGGATCTAATATTCTATAACAGTCGAGCACAATATAATTTCCAGCAGATTGTGCCCCCCAGTCAATATCCAAATATAGTCTATTTTGTCTCTTATTGAATCTTACTTGCTTATCGGTAGTTAATAAAAAGTCAATATCCTCGAGGTAACTCTTAACCATAGAATATTGTAAGAGTTCTACTGAGTTAAAGTAATATAAATCGTTTAAGAACAATTGATATTTAATACTAAACATTCCACCAGAGATAGAACTGGTATCAAATTTAAATACTTTTTCTACGCCAATAATTGAATCAGGAACTTGAATATAATTTGATGTTTCATAAAAACTAAACGTTGTTGCTGTGCCGACAATATTGGATGTTCCAGTTGTCGTTACAATACCAACCCCGTTAGTTCCTTTAGCAGATCCTCTATCAATATCTGCCTGGGTTATCTGATACTTCAAATACATCCTTTCAACACCATCGAAATGGCGCTCATTGAAGTATTGTAGCGCGTCATCGACCAAATCATCTATTTGGTCATCATCAACGTTAATTTCCAGCACAGGCGCTCCTAGACGCCTTAGACAGTAATCAATTAGTTCTTGTCTACTTGCTGGTTTTGCCATTCTCTTTACCCTTCAGACTTCTTTGAATTCTTTAACAATTCATCATATTTACTTTGAAGATCAAGGTTTGCTGCTAAAAGATTATTCTTCTCCTCAGCAAAATCATCAGTCAAGGTTTGTAATTTTGCTTCTAGCAGCACAGTCTGATTAGTCAGTGCTGCTAGTTTTTGATTGTATAAACGAACCAAAATGTTAATATCAACTTCACTATCTTTTGTCATGCTTTAGAATGTTCCTCCATCAAGAGTTGCTGTCCAGTGTGGCTTATTAGTATATATTACCGTTATAGTGGAAGGAATAGATCCAAGGTCACTAATAAATCCACTTTGTCCCTCTCTTCTTAAATTATATGCGGTAGTAAATGTTCCTTCAACACCAATAAGATCAACAGTTGAAGAAGAAGTTACAGAAGTTTCTACAACACCATAAGCACCGGTGGTATCTTGTCTAACAATATCGCCAGCAGTTACCGTGATTGCAGTTCCAAGTGTCAAAGTATTCTTTGTAATCGCTGTTAGAACTTGCTTCGAAGTTATAACTGAGGATGCTGGATCATTAGTAGATCTTTGTAATCCAGTATCATCAAAGAATACAACACCATTAGTGCTAAAATCACCAGATTGATAATAAACACCTTTAACGTCTAAGAAACCTTTTGTTCCTGATACAACACTATTTGTAATAGTGGCGTCTGGAACATAAGTCCATCTTCTACTATCATCTGCATGAGTTCCGTTAGTTAATGTTGTGACAGTGCTATCTGCAATAGAACTATCGTCAAGACCAAAGAAACCTACCTTATTATTAGAAGTTCCGGAACTTGTATTATAATTAAATCCAACACCACGATCAGTATTGGTATCATATGCATGAGTGATTGTTAATTGCGTAGTAGTGTTAATACCTGCAATTGTTGCATCAGTTAAAGTAACAATTTTGTTTACTGAATCATATGATGTAACAGTATTGGCAGCACCAACGTTAAGACCAGCATTACCGCTGATAATATCACCAGTGTTAATTCCAACTACAGAATCTAATCTAATAGTGCTAACACCAGAAACAACAGTCTCCATGACTGTTCTTACACTGGTTACATCGCCAAGAATGATAATGGCATCGTTTAAATCAACAGTTGTTGAATTAACTGCTGTCGTTGTACCATCTACTTGAAGATTGCCTTTAATAACGACTTTTCCTTCGTTACTGAGACCATCGGGATATGGATCAATGTAAAGAGTATCTCCACTTCCAGATAATGTTGAGATTACATTATCTTCAATCTTAACAGAATCAAAGATTGAAGATCCAGAAACATTTAAAGAACCACCAACATATAGGTTCTTTTCAATACCAACACCACCCTCAACAATCAAAGCACCAGTGTCTTTGTCGTTGGATTCTGTTGGAATGTTAATTCTAATATCTGCACCAGTAAATGTTAATTGGTTGGTGCCATTTTCATCATACTCTACTCTACTATCTAAATCATTACCGAAGTTTAAGAATGTATCATCGGGAATAATTACACTACCAATACCAGTAGGATCGAGAGTAATATTTCCATCAGTATTTGTTGATGAAATTACGTTTCCATCGATTCTAATATTATCGACGTTCCACTGATCAACTTTTAAAGATGTAGAACTATCGCTAGTGTTTGTAGCGGGGGCGAGAACAGCAACAACACCATTGTCACTATTTCTAGTATTAGATACACCAGCAATAGTTCCTGGTGAGTGCTCCATCATGGAGGTGTAGTAATAACCACCAACTGGGTTTACATTACTACCGTCATCACCTACAAAAATTCTGTCCTTGTATTGATTAAGACCCCCGTAACTTCCAATACCTGTTACGTATGCTAATTCGCCCCAATTTAGACTAGAAGGTTTATTAGTACCTGAGGACCTCTTGATCCTGATAATACTTGCCATTTAGAAATTTCCCCCGTTGATGTCTAAATTCTGTGTTGCCCCTGGTGTAAGGGTTAATGTAGCGTCCCATTTTCTAGTGGCACCATTATAAACAAGAACC